TCAGCGGTAGAGCACTCCCTTCACACGGGAGTGGTCACAGGTTCGATCCCTGTGTCGCCCACCACCCAACCCACTGTCTTGCAAGGCTTTTTTGCTCTGCGGAGTGGCGCCAATCCGACGCAGTTCGGCGGGTTTCAATCGAACTTCAATCGCAAACAGCTTTGTTTTCGTCAGCTTCTGGAGTTCGCTGATGACGAAATCTGTCGCAATGGCGACGTCTTCGAGCGCTTCCACAGAAAATCCTTCGTAGTGATCGGTCGTTGCGGAGCCCTCTTCGACGACGTGACCGAGCCACATGGATCGGCGCTCGCGGGTCACCAGCGGGCAGAGTTTGCGGACCATCGTCGCCATGAACCGGCGCGTTGAATATTGCGTCAGATCAGGAACTCCGGCCTCGTCAGCGATTCGCTTGACGGCCTTCTGCACGGTGCCGACGCGCTTCAATTTGTAGACGAGCAGCGGGATTTCCTCGTTCGGCCTGCGGCCATACCGTTCCTGATAGCGATCGAGGTCCGCCGCCTGCCAGTGATCGATCCAATCGGCGAGCCCGCGGGTCACTGGTAGCACCGGACGGCGCTTGTCGTTCTGAGCGCGGCCTGGCGGGTTCAGATCGATGGCTCCCAGTCGCCGATCGTACTGCGCCGCCGGCGTGAAATCCGTGACTGCTTCGGGCCGTGCCCAGGTGTTGAGCGCAAGGATTAGCCAGCGCTGCAGGTGAGGTGTTTCCAGCGCGTCGATGAAGGTGGCCATCTCGACCATCGTCGGCACGAAACCGCCCTTCTTCGGCGGGGCAAGCTTCAGCTCCTTGGCAATCCGCTCGCCTTGGAAGACGATCTTGGGCACGTGCGAGACGATGGCCCCTTCGACCGGCTGACCGATTGCGTCGAGCCGCATCTTGACGGCGGCGGCATCATTCATTGCGGCGCCGAGAACGTTGAGGACGCGCTCGATCGTGGCCGCGCCATGGCTATGCGTTCGGTTCAGCCAGCCCGCGAAATCAAGTTGACGCGAGGGCGTCCAAAACGAGAGTGGCGCAGCGATCTGCTTCAAACCCTGGAGATAGTCGACCAAAAGGGTGTTGGCGCGAAGGGCCTGCCCCTCGCTGCGGATCGTCGTCGCATGCCCGTTCAGATACGCCTCCATCACATGCACAGTCAGGACTTGCGCAGGGCCTGGGCACTCGCTCGCGGAGCGAGCGGGCGCGGCTGCGATGAGGGCGACGAGGGCTTGCTTCGCTTCCTCGCCATCCGCTGTACGCAGGCTTCGGCGGCGGACAGTGCGAGCTCCGGCGTCATAGCGACAGGCGTAGTAGACACCTCCGCGATCGGGGTGAGGAACATCGAGGTAGTAACCGCCGAATTCCCATCCGACGGCGCCGCCTGATTGCTCGGCTGCCCTGTGCTTACGTTCGGCCACGCTGCGCTCCGATGGTAGCTGCGATCCAGATATTCCTGCACGGCCTCGGCCGTGTAGTGCGGCCCGGTGGGGAAGGCGTAAAATGCGATCCGGCCGCTCTTCCGCGCGCGGCGCAGCTCGCCGGCCTTCAGGAAGCGCCAGCGATCTTCCACGGCGGCCTCGGACAAATAGGCCTCGGGGCTGATGACCGGCATGACGGTATGCGACATGTCACTCCCCCCTCATGCGCTGAATCTGCCGAAATTTCCTGTCGGCCATCCGGCGGATGCACCCGACAGTCAGCTCCCGATCAAAACCGCGCTCGACCAGCGAATTGACCATGATGCGAGGCAGCGGGCCCATCAGCTTCGGATCTTTGATGAGCACGGCGAGAAACGCGTTCATGCACGCTGAGGCGATGTCCGCGCTCTCGGGAGCACGCTCCTTCACAAGCCGTTCGCGATATTTGCGCTGATATTCGCGCTGCTTTTTCAGCCTCGCACGATATCTCTGCGCGTCCCTGGGGTCATGGAACGTCATGGCACGGGCCTCCTTGGTCCCGTGCTGCCCCATTGTGGGAACAATCATGCAAGGAAGAAGAGAAAAATTTTGGCCCTGCGGACGGCGCGGCCGAGAGCTAATGCGGTTTTTCTCTCCTACTCTTTTAGGAGGGCGATGCGTGAACTCACGATTGCATCTCACATTGTGAGGCTGCGATCTGAAGAGTTTCGGGACAGTGCAGTTGGCGATCATCAGTTCGGCCCCTGCTTGCCCGTGTCGAACCCGCCGACGCCAGCGCCATACTTCCGCACTTCGATGTTGATCGTAGCCGATGTCGAGAATTTCAGCATGGTCTTGAGCTGCTCGATCTTGGCTTTCGCCTCAACAATGCCGCGATCAAGCTCGGAATTCAGCGAGTTGACGTAGCTGGCACCCGCCGTCGTACCGGCATCCGACATGTCGACCTTAGGCGCCTCATAGGTCTTGGCGCCCTTGCCTGTGCCAGTCGTGACCGGCATCGTCCCAAAGCTTCCGAGCCTGCCCTGGCTGGCCAGCGCGGTGCTGATTTCACCTGCCCGCTTCCGCGCGTTGCCGCCGACCTGCATGTCGTTGAACTCGCGCTCCATCCGCCGCTTGCGGATGGCCTCGGCGATGTCCAGCGCCTGGGCTGCGGCTGCAGGGCGGTCTCGCATCGGAATGGTTTTCGAGGCCAACGGATCGAAGCTGGAGAGGCGAGCGTGGGTGTCGCGCGCTCGCTGTTCGTCAGCCGCGTCCTTCTCGTCGACGGCGCCATACCGCTGCCTGCGATAGGAATCTTCCGCAGCCTTGATGATCTCCGGGTTCTTGGCATGGGCGATGACATAGGGCAGCGCCGCCGCGTCATATTTCCCCGCATTGATCTCCGCGAGCGTCTGCTGGTCCTTTGCGCGTTGATCTTCCGGTTTCGACCCGGGCGTGCCGGGCTTGCCAGCGCGGTCGGCCGCGTCCTCGTCGATCTTACGCAGCCGCTCGAGGCGCCGCGAGGCGCTCTCGGAGGCGTCGACCGCTTCGTTGATGACATCGGCGAACCCGCCGGCGATGATCTTCAGATGGTTTCCTGTCCGGACGAGCAGGGTGTCGATCGATGCCTGGGCGCGGTCGAGTTTATTGAAGTCCTTCTCGATGGCGATGCCGAAGCCGGAGCGCACCGATCCGAGCGCCTTCGCCTTGTCGTTGGCAAGCGCCAGCAGCTTCGTGATGCGATCGAGCCCGCCGACCATGCGAGAGATGTCGTCGGCGTATTCCATGCCGAACATGTCTTTCAGGACGGCGATGCGTTTGGTCCCCTCGAGCTTTTTCAGGGCTCCGAGGAGCGTCATGATCGACCCGGTCGCATCCTTGTCGACGCTCTTACGGAACGCCTTCGGCTTGAGCCCGATCTTGGTCAGCGCCTCGTCGAATTTGTCGTCCGGAACAGAGATCTTCGTCAGCATGGCATTGAGGCCGGTGGATGCGACCTCGGTACCGACGCCGACCTCCTTCAGCGCCGCGCCGAAGGCGAGCATGTTTTCGGCCGAGATGCCGAGGCCCTTACCTGCCCCGCCGACGCGCCGCAGGATCTCGATCAGATCCTTCTCGGACGATGCCGAGCCATCCGCCACGGTGTTGATGGCATCGCCGATGCCCTCGATACGCTTCTGGTTGGCTTCGAAGATGTTGCCGATCTCGGCCAGCGCCTGGCCGGTCTCCTCCGCGTTGGTACCCCATGCTACGGTCGCCTTGGAGGCGTATTCGGTGAAGCGGCCGAGTTCGCTGTTGGGGCGACCGGCAAAGCCCGCAGCAGCGTAAAGCTTCGCAAGCTCCTCCTTGGTTTTGCCGGTAGCGCGGGCCAGGTCGAGAATAAAGTTCTCCTGACTTTTGAGAACATCGCCGCTGGAGTCTGTCGCGCGTTGGATGTTATACATCTCGCGCTCCAGCGAGATCGCGGATTTCAGCGCTCGGCGCGCGCCATCCATCGCCGCGAAGGCGCCGCCGACGCTACCGAGAGCGCGCGCGATCGTCGAGTTGAACGCCATCGAAGCCTGGGACTGTTGGGCACGGAAGCGGCCAAGATCGCGAGCTGCATTCTGCAGTCCGGGCTTCAAGCTGTTCTTTGCGGTGATTATCGCCTCTGCCCTGACAACCTGCATCACGTCACCTCGTCAGTTTCTGCCAATGCGCCAGCTCGGGCAGTGTCATGCGCTTGATTTCGGATGGTGCGATTCCTGCTCGGACGAGCTGCCGGATCGCATCCTCGATCTCAGCTTCGCTTTGCGAAAAAAATCGATGACGGCGTCCTCCATCAGCATGCCGAGGGCGAGGTCGCTGTCACGGCCGATCACGTCGGCGTCGTGGTCTGTCACAAGCCGATTGATCCATGTGACGAGCCGCGGGCGATCGAGGAACGGCGTGGCATAACCGCGCTCGTCGACGATATAGGTCAGGGGATCGCCGATCTCCCAGCTCTCGGCCACGGTGGGACGGCGGAGTGTCGCGTGGCCCTTCGGCTCGGTGAAGAGCAGGATCGGCGCAGCAAAATGGATGCGGACGCTGCCATCGGGCAGATCTTCGCGGCGCGGGGCGGAGTGGGTATCGTTCGACATCTTGAATGCTCCTCGATTGCACGACAGACCGAGAGGCTTCCGGCGGGCCACAGCCCGCCGGAAGTCGTCAGACTGAAACGCCATTCAGTCTCACCGTTGCGGCGGCGTCGCCGGACAGCGCCGCCTCGGTCGCCGCGCCGATCAGGGTGTTGCCGCTGGCGGTGGTGGTGACGACCTTGTTGGTCGCGTCCCAATAGAGCTTGGCGCCGACCGTGACGGCACCGGCGGCCTTCGGCAGGGTCCAGACGTCGGTGACGCAGAAGGCGACGAGTTCGCCTGCGGCAGCGGCCTTCGCAGCAATCCCGAAGATTGAACCGATGAGGGCGCCGTCGCCGCTCGCGACGCCGCCGGCGGGAGCGGGAAGAGTGAGGGAATTGCCAGGCTGAACGTGGTTTTTCATGTCAGATGCCTTTCGAGTAGGAGAAGCGAACAGTGCTGATGTGCCGTCCGGAAAACGCGGCAATGCGGCGTTCGAGATCGGCGATGGCGGACGCCATGTCGGCGTCGGATTTGTATTCGGTGACGCGGCGGCTCTCGCCGCTCACGAATTCGACCCTCGCCACACCCGTGGCGCGCGCTGCTCGCAAGCTAACAAGCTGATCCTGAAGTTCGGCGAGGGTCTCCATCGTCATGCTCCCGCGTTGACGTACCAGCCGCGCCAGTCGACGAAGCCGGCACCGAAATCGACACGCGCCTTGGTCTGAACCCCGTCGACTTCGAAGCCAGCCTTCGTCTCGATGACGACGCCCTCCTCGCCCTCCAGGTATGCGTATTCGAGGCCGTCGACCGTCGCAGGATCGGCGGAGACGTACCAACGGTTGCCGGTGAGGCGGGCATCGACGGCAAGAGCGAGCTTGCCGGCGAAGGGGTTCGTGTCGGCGGGTGAATTGGGGTTCAACACCGTCAGAAGCTGCTCGGCCTCAGTCTCCTTGTCGGGGCCGACGAGGAGGTAGCGAGGCGCGGTGTCGATCGACTCGCCGGTCAGTCCCACCTGCTTGCGCATCGCGGCGCGGGCGACGGACAGGCTCGCGACAGTGATCGCCGTCCCGGTCGCCGCCTTGTTGCCATGGCTCGTGTGGAAGAGAGCATTGCCATCCGACATCGTCGGCCCGTTCGCGCTGTTCGAAATCAGCAGGTCGATGAGGATTTGGGCTTCGGTGGCGGCTGCGGCCTGGCCCATGCGACGAGCGAAATCGACGAAGGCGCCGAGGTCGTCATTCACGATCGCCTGGCGGGAAATCGTGATGATGCGGCCCCAGGTGTTGAGCTTGTAGCTCTCCTTCGCCTCGGCAAGGGTTCCCGACTTGAATTCTCCACCCTCGACAACCGGCAGCAGCCGCGGACCTTCCGAGAGCTGCAGCCGATGCTGCGAACGGAAGTCGCGTGCCGTGGTCTTGCGAGCGAGCATCTTCAGGCCGGACGGCGCGGCCCGATACGATTCCCGGAGCGTCCTGCCGATGGTGTCGCCGAGGATCAGTGGAAAATCGCTCGTCGAGTGCAACGCGCGTTCGACGATGGTGGCGGCAGACAATCCGGTCGTCGCCATCCCGCGAAGCCGGAGGCTGTCCCGGGCGATATCCAGCGTGCTGAGCCCGAAGAACGGTCGCGCCGGCTCCGAAAGCTGATGCCCCGGATTGTGCCGCGCGAAGAGCGCCTCGCCGACATGGCGGACGCGCAGCTCGGGGTCGGTGTGGTCCGCGCCGATCGAGATCGTCGCGTTGCGCACGGTGCCGGCCGGCGCGGCGCGGGTACCCAGCGCGGCGAAGGCCGCCTGGCGCGCATGGTCGGCGTTGGCATTGGCGTCGATCTGGCCGTCGATCCAGGTCTGGTCGAGACCGGAAAGACGGGCGATCGACCGGATCTCGCCGTTCACCGCTGCGCGGTCGGCGATCTCAATGTTGGCGCCGGCGGCTCGTTCCTGAACCGGGGGCGCGGTGACAACCGGCGCGAGCGCCGGAGGGGTGACCGGCTGTTCGACCGGTGCGGGATTGGCCGTCATGCTGTGACTCCTGGTACCAGCAAGGCGGTCGGCGGGGAGAACGACGAGCGAGGCTTCCAGCAGGTCGATCCGGGTCGCGATCTTTTCGCGGCGCTTGGTCGACGGGTTGGCCTGCTCGCGGGAAGCGAGAGTGATGTAGCCGATGGAAGCGCTGAACCGATGGCCGTCGCCGAGATCGGCGGCAATGCGCTGCGACAAGGGGTGGTGACGGGACAGCGTGGCACGGCCGAGCAGCTCCCCGCCGACCACCCGAAGGGTGTCGACGCTGCCCAGGACGTTGTCCATGCTGCCCCGCCGATGGGCGTCGAGCAGAGGGATCTGCGACGGCCAACTCTGATTTTCGAGAGACAGGATCTCGACGTATTCGCCGCGCTCGTCGTACCGCGAGACGCCTGCCCCGCTTGTCGCGATCACGCACTCGACGGTCCAGGTATCGGCGTTCCATGTCGATGCTGCTGCCGGCAGGCGGCGGACGACGATATCCATCGGTTCCGGCGTGGCCGGTGTGACGGGGGCGGCGGCGTTCATGGGTTCGGGCTCCCGATAAGGATGGGACGGGGTTGCGGTGCGAAGGTCAGCTTGAGCCGTTGGGCGCGGGCATTGTCGTCCGCGATCTCCTTGTCGAGCCGCTCGATATCCTCGCCGCGCGCAGCGACCGCTTGGCGGCGGCTCATGAGCCCCGCGCCGATCGCCGCGATCTCTGCCTCGGCGTCCTTGAGCGGGTCGATCCAGTCGAAGCGAGGTGTGATCCAGCGCGCCGCGTCATAGGCGGCGGGATCGTTGAAATATCCAGCCATGTCCGACGCGCCCGAAAGCGCGCGCAACAGCAGCCAGTTGCGCCAGACGGGGCGGCAGAACTGAAAAACGATCATGCCGTGCTGGAGCGCTTCGACGCGGCGGCGCCATTCGACGAGCCCTGCGCGCAGGCTGGAGTAATTGGCCTGCGTCAGGTCGCCCGACAGGACATGCGCCGGCACGCCGAGGCCGGCCGCGATCTCGTCACGCGTGATGCGAAGGAAGTCGATGACTTCGGCGCCGAGCCCTGCCGGCTCGCTGAACCTGACGTCCTGCCCTGCCCCCAGAACACTCATCGTTCCCGGTTCGAGCGTGACCTGCAGGTTCGAACCGTTCGGCGTGCCGTCGAAGTTCTCGACCGTCGATTTCGGATCGACGATGAAGCCTGCGAAAAGCGATGCGACGAGTTGGCGCTGGAGCTGCGCATCCATGGCCCGGTCATAATCGGCCATGCGGAGCAGCACGGGCGCGAACCATGTGATGCCGCGGACCTGCCCCGGGAAGATCCGCTTGAACAGGTGGACCACCTGGGCGGCGGGCACGCGCACCGTCTCATAGGAAACCGGAAACGGCATACCAGGCTGGTCGCGCCTGATATGATAGGCGACGCGCCTGCCGCCGGCATCGAACTCGATGCCTTGGATGACGCAGCCGCCATTCATCGTGTTTTGCGTGACGTTGCGGTCGACCTGTTCCGGATCGAGCAGGCGGAGGCGCCCACCGGCCAGCAGAAGCCCGAAGGCTTCGCCGCTGATCACCATCGACCGCACCGCCGCCGCCTGGAGCCCATAAAAATCGGTCAGCTCGTCGGCGTCCGCGTCGTCCGTCCAGGCTTCGAAATCCAGCGCAAGTCCCGAGGCCCGGCTCTGGACCTTCAGCCCGGTCCCGACAAGGGCCGAAACCCAGGCCTCGACGCCACTCGCGGCGTGGGCATTGTTCGCAACAAGGCCGCGGGCTCGGCGCGCGAGCGTGCCGCCACTCGCGAGCATGGCGGACACCGCGCTCGGCATGTCGGCGAAACCGGTCCAGCGGCGGCCCATGCCGCCACCATCGAAGGCGCGAACAGCTGGCGGGGCGGGCTTCTGGCCGCGGCGGAACAGATTCGCTGGGAATTTCGGGAACGCAAACCTCATCGCGCCACCTCGACGAGATAGGGCTTCAGCAGCTCTGCGAGGCGGTCGATGCTCCTCTCCGCTTCCTCAAAGGCGGCCGTCATGTAGGCCACCTCCTTCAGGATGGCGGCCTGGTCGGCCGCCGGCACGTCTGTGTAGAGCTGAGGCTCCTTCCGGACGCTGATCTGCGGCAGGTTCAGCACGAAGGCCCCGCAGGGGCGCGGGCCAGCCGGCGCGTTGGGGAACAAGAAGACATTCATCGTGCGATCTCCTCCTTGCTGGCGATCGTGAGATCGAGGGCGTGCAAGAGGTACGGAACCGCCCTGCGCAGCCGGCGCAGCTCGTCGAGCGAGCAGCGCTCCAGGCGCCACGCCGGCCAGCAGTGCTCATTGCGGAACCGCCGCCATGCGGGCGTGATCCGGTCGAGACGCTCGTCGTTCGTGTTTTGGCGATGATTTGAAGCCGTTTCGTTCCCGGATTGACGCTGCGAGATGGCGCTCATGTGTCGTCTCCCTCTGCGTTTGGCTTGGGGCGAAGCGCGTCCGCGAGCGTGCCGAATACGATCCGCCGCGTGTCTTCTGCAGTCGCGACGGTCTCGGGCTGGAGTGCCGCCAGCTCCGTCAGGACGTGACCGGTGACGGCGCGCAGATCGAAGATCGTGATCGCACCCCGAGCCCAGGCGAGGACGGCGCCGACATTCTCTTCCGGCCCGATCGAGATGAACGAGGCCGACGCGTCACGGGGCCAATGGTCAGGAGCGGTGCTTGAAACCTGGCCGGATATCTCGTCGACGAAGGCAGTCGGCCCGCTCGAAGCTGAGCTTCCGCGCATGAACCCGTGCAGATAGGAGGTGTCCCTATCCTCGAGCAGTGCTGCGAAGTTGAGCCGAAGCCACTTGTCGGCATGCCAAACGGCATCGTCGACTGCCAAACCGTGCTCGGTCATCACCACAACGGCGCGCAGCACGCACATGTCGATGATCGAAAAATAGCTCCACCCCTTCGTTTCCATGGTCTCAGGGAAGAGATTGTGCCGGTGCCGCCATGCGCGGAACGTGACGGACTTGCAGCCAGCGACTGCAACCAGGGTCGACGTCTGATGTGTGCGAGCCCTGATATCCATCTGTTGCGCCTGTATCCCTTTCCTGAAGTGTTGCAAACATAACGCTTTTAATGCGTTAGTCAAGATCGATGAAAACTCTTTCTTTTCAGAAACTTAACGACGGTTTGCATCGACCGATCCGAAAATCCCCAGGAGTTCGTCATCGAAATCGAACCCCTCTTTCAGAAGCGCGAGGAGGAATGAATTCTTGGCCGCGACCTCCGCCATGGTTGTGGGCCGGTAGCAGAGAACCCGCTTGCGCAGGGCCTCGGCTTCCCTGCAGGCGCGCTCTGCCATCTCGGCCGCGGCCGTGATTCCGAGCCGCTGCTCGGCGTCGCAACGTTCGGCCTCGATCTGCCCGATCTCGCTGATCAGCCGATCGCGGGTGACGCGGAGTTCACCGACGCGGGTCCGTTGCAGCCGGTCGCTTTCCCACGCCGCGATCATGCGGCCGAAATGGGATTCGATCTGCTCCCGGGTCCGGAACTCCATCGGCGCATACGAGACGGCTCCCGTTTCCGGGTCTTCGATCCGGCGCCGGCCATATTCGATCGCCGGGGCGGGCAGCCGGTGCTTCTCCTCCAGCTCCCAATGGGCGACGACAGCGACCTCCGCGGCCTCCTTGGCCCACCGGTGATCCGCGATCATCTCGTCAAGATCGGAGGCCTGCCCCGCGAGGGCAGGCGCCGCGGTGGCGGCAGCGAGGCTGCCGAGCAGCGCGCGGCGTGAAGGTTTGACCATCGCAGTCATGCCCATTCCTCCTGTCGAGATCCGCCGGACGAAAGCCGGCCTGACATGGACTCGCCCTCCGACCAGCCAAGCGTCAGCTCGCGATCTGCGTCGCCAGCCTCTGCGTCATGGCTGTCCTCATCGTCGTCGCCGAAGGGTGAGTTCCGGAATCCGCCTCCGAGCGTCTCTGTGCCGGTCTGCTCGGCGTCGTTCTCGGGCTCGAGGTCGGTATCGCCATCGAGAGAATCGAGCACGGCGATCAGCCGCTCGACGGCCTCTTCCATCTGTCGGCGCATCGCCGGCGTGATCATCGTGACTCCAGGCAAGCCGCTCGCGGCTGCCGCAACGCGTGCGTTGGGCATGGTTTGCTCCTCGGGCTGGGTTGTGCTACTTTCACTTGTGACATTAGCACAAGGATTATGGCTTGTGAAGCCTGCACAAGTGAGGATGGCGCGAGCCGCTCTGAATTGGAGCTTAGCCGACCTGGCAAGCGCTGCCGGTGTGCACAGAAACACCATTTCCAACTTCGAAACCGGGAAATATGCCGGGGACCAAGAGAAATTGGCCGTCATGCGTGCGGCGCTGGAAGCCGCGGGCGTCGTGTTCATTCCTGAGAATGGTGGTGGGCCTGGGGTGCGCCTCCGGAAGAACGCCGATGTCTGAGGCGGCGAGGTCGAACCTAGAGCGGCAATCGATCGTCGTTGCGGCGATTCTTGAGAAAATGCTGGAAGGCGGCGTGCTGCCTGAGTGGATTTCTGCCGAGACGTTCAGCGCGGCCTATGCCGAGGCAGGTTATCCTGCCCGCTTCGACTCTGAGAGCTTGATCGAAGACATCATCGCCTGGCTCGATCGCGAGCAGATAATCTTCGTCAAGAATTCGATGCAGGGCACCGAAGGCGAAATGGTCTGGGAATGCGGTTTGACGGCCAAGGGTATCCACTTGGTCCAAACGCCCACCGCCATTTTTGGAGGCCTCACTCCGCAGCAGGTCATCGAAGGTAAGGCGAAGGGAGATGCGCCGGCCTCGCAGTATGTGAAGGCCGGTTCGTTTTTGGGAGGCCTGTTCGGCGGCGCGATCAAGTCGATGAGCGGCTAAGCCGCGTCATCGCCAAGCCGGACAAGGTCGTCGCTGATCGAAAATAGCAGCTGCAGGTCCGTGTCACACTCCTCGCCCCTCTCGACCAGTTCACGCCGTAGCTGGGATGCGCGTGCCTTGGCCTGAATGCCGGCGAACGTCATGGGTCGCATTGCTATGAGCTGGTCATGGAGTTCCCACATCCGGACATAGAGCCGGGTGTCCTCATCATCGGCGGCCGCTAGCCCACATTCGATCTTGGCTCGCGTGCAGTCAGCCGTCCACCGATCGTACGCCGCAACGATCTCGTCAGCGCGCGCTTGTGCTTGCTGATACGGGACAACAATCTCCTCGCCGTCATGTGTGGTCGCCGGCCTGGTGATCGGCCCCTTTCGAAAGGTGTCGATGAGGTTCACATACCACCATGTGCCGTCATGCGTGCGGCAGGGGCGAAAGCAGAGCGGATCTCCCCGCCGAGGCAACAACGCCGCCGGCACTTGCGGCTGAACATAGCGCGCCTCGGCGGCACCAAGGACCTTTTGGCTATGCTCCCGGGCTGCCCTGGCATGCTCGTATTCGACCGCCAGTGAGATGATCAGGGCGTCGGCGTGGTTGCCGGCCAGGGCTTTGGCTGCTGCGAGATTGCCGGCCGAAGCAGGCGTCGCGTTGGCAAACAGATCGCGATGGGAGACGTCGATGGTCATGCTGGCCTCCTTGGCTGTTCGATGCGCCAGAGAAACCGACGAAAACGCGCGCTAACAATTCATCGACCAACGCTATCCTCGCAATGCCCGCAATTCGTCCCCGTAATTCCCCGAGAGGCTCTCAGCCCCAGCAACGTTGGGCGAGCGCCGAGCCCTGAACGACGCTGTAGTTTCCAAAGCCCATCGTCTCGGCAATGACCGATCCTGCCGCCTGATACTGCTCGGCCTCCGCTGGCATCAATCCGCGAGGCATGATCTCCAGCACGCTGCGGCATCGCTTGCAATGGCCGCGATATCGCGTCGGGCTGTAGGCCTTTTTCCAATCGAATGCGCTATGGCCGTTGCTCCGAGCGGCCTGCTCGGCGAGCGGCTTCATGTCGGCTTGGGATAAGCGACGAATCACAGCCATCAAACTCTCCGCAGCGAGCTCGCATCAGTTGCATGTGATGCATCATCCATGCACCCACCGCGACCTTATCACGGCAGCCCGCGGCGCGGCGATGTCCCGCGGCGGCTCGGTATCCGCTCGCATCGCTGCGCTGGCGGTGCGGGTCGCGGCATCGCCTAGGCTGAAGCCAGCAGCGCCCAATCCGGCGAGCGCCGCCGTCGCATAGACGCGGCAATCCAGCGGCTCATTTCGAACGCCGCGATCGACGATCCACTCGATGCGGGCGACGCCTCGGGTCCATTTCCGTACCGGCCGCTCGGCCATCAGGCCGGCGAACCATGTGACGTCGCGATCGGCTGGGAAATGGCAGGCGCCCGGCGCGGCTCCCGCTTCGATCCGCAGGCGGGCGAAGAGCTGCGATTTCAGGCCGTCGACGCCAACGATGTGCAAGGGCGTCGTGGTGGCCTTCTGCGGCTTCGGAGGCCTGCGGGGCCATGCAGGCACGCCAGGGCCGCCCTTGCCCTTGATGGCCCACACACGTCGCGCCAGGCGCGCGGCAGAGTACGCCATGACCTGGCTGGTGCGGTGTCCACCGGAATCGATCGCCGCCGCCGCGACGCGCAGATCCGGCACGTCGCGTGGGTGCCGGAACGTCCGCGTCAACAGCGCGTCGAGGGCGGCCCAAGGCTCGGGGCCTGCCGGGTCGCCATGGATGATCCGATAATCGAGCGACCAGCTTTCTTCGTTGCGGCCCCAGCCGACGAGCTCGATCTCGATTCGGTTGTCCTGGACGTCGACACCTGCCGTGATGACCGCGACACCATCCGGCAAAAGCTCGGCCCAGGGGCGCTCGGCGGCCTCGGCGCGCGCCTGCAGCTCGTCGATCGGTACGGTCTGCGTCGCGCGATCCTCAAAAGCTTCACCGAGCTTGAGGTTGGTCCAGGTCTTCAGCCGCGTCGGATCGCTCATCGAAGCGAGGAAGTCGACGGCGATGTCGCCCCAGCTTTCGAACGGGCTGTAGAGCGCCGACAGGTGGAAGCCGGCGGCCTTGCCAGGACCGGGCGCGTCAGGGCGCCACTCGCCGGCGGCCAGCAGAGAGGGCTTCTGATGCTCCTCGATCACGCCGCCGCACTCCTGGCAGGCGTAGAAGGCGCGGGCGGGCTCATCCTTCGGCCAGGTCACGCCGCACCAGGTCAGCGCCTGAAACTCGCCGCAGTGCGGGCACGGCACGTGATAGCGGCGCTGGTCGCTCTCAGCATAGGCGCGCTCGATGCGGCTGACCCCGGCTGTGGTTGGCGTCGAGATCATGATGATCTTGCGGCGACCGCGGAAGGTGACGGTGCGCTGGATCGCGAGAGAGACCGGATCGCCTTCATCGTCGGCATCGGCCGGAAATGCATCGACCTCGTCGAGCGTCAGATAGCGCGCGGCATGCGAGCGCAGGCCGACCGCGCTGTTGGCGCCGGTCATCATCAGCGAGCCGCCCGGGAACTCCTTCAGGGCGATCGTGTTGCCTGGCTCCCGCGACCGTGGCGGCACGATCTTCGCTCGGATTGCCGGGGTGTCCTGGACCAGCGGCTCGATACGGGTGCGAGAGTTCTTGCGGACCATGTCGATCGATGGCCAGACGGCGAGGATCGAGCCCGGCGCATGGTCGATCCAGTAGCCGATCGCATTCAGCGCGGCCTCGGTCCCGCCGGTCTGAGCGCCCTTCATCATCACCACCCGCTCGACCGGGGACGACACCGACAGGCAGTCCATGATCTCCCGCAGATAGGGCACGCGCGCCGTGCGCCACGGCCCCGGCTCGGCGTTGGCACCCGGCAGGAGACGGTTCTGGTCCGCCCATTCTGAAACCGTCATGGCCGGCGGGGTGGTAAGCCCGCGAAGCCAGGCAGCCTCAACCAGCGCGGTCGTCTCGTCCTCGAGCAGCATCATCGGCCGAGGCCTTCCAACGGCCGGGCGGCGAGGCTCGCCAGTTGGTCGCGGACCATCCGGTCGAGGGCGGCGAGCACGATGGCGATGTCGGATCCTGTCGCGGTCGCGATCTCGGGCGCGGCGCGACTGGTCCAGGCGATCCAGCTGTCTCGTTCCATGCGCGCGCGGCCTTCGATCCAGCGGAGGGCTGTGCGGCTGTTGATCAGGTTGCCGGCGAGCTTTTCGGCCTTCAGCTCAGCGATCCTGGCATCGGCAGCGTCGCGCTGCGCCCGCGACGACATCGGCGGCATCATCGTGGAGTCGGTCGATGCGAGCGCAGAGCGGCGGCGGTTGCTGTCGACGTTCGCATCCACCCAGGCAAGCCCGTCGGCGATCCTGATCCGGCCGTTGGGCTCGACGGGGAGACCGGCGGTGATCATCTGCGACACGCGGGCAGGCGTCACGCCGAGCCGCTCGGCGAAACCCTTTTTGGAGAGGGTTTCGACCGGCGGCATCGCGAGCCCGTCAAGCAATCCGTTCTGCGTTGGGTGCATGGCTTTAGCGGCCCCTGCCCGAGACTTTAGGAGCTAAATCTTTGCTCGCTAGTGAAACCGAGCGGACCGCCTGCCCCGCACGCTGGACCGGTAGAGGGACCCGCTCGGCTGCCCCCCTCAGGGCTGCGGCGATCTCCGACCGCTCGACGAAGAACGCTTCGGGGTCGCGATGCGAGATGGTCAGCCGATCAACGCGAGCTGCCAGCTGCGCCAGCACCTCACCCGCCTCATGTGCCACACCTGCCGACCGCTCCTGCCCCACCCTTACGCCCCCCCTAAAGGGGGGGCTATAGGGGGGTGGGGCAAGCCCGGTTTGCCCCGCTGCCGACCCTTGCCGCGCCACACCTTTCAAGGTGTGGCAAATCACCGTCTTCATGGCCTCTCTCCCACCTCGACGAACTCCCGCGCCATCCGCTTTGCATCATTGCGCTTGACGATCCGGAGCCATCCGTTGGCGATCCATTTCATGATCAGCAGCTTGATCGCGCTCTTGGCGCCGCGGTCGGCGGGATCGAGATCGAGCGCCTCGGCCACCGCCAAGCCGACCCATGACTTCGACTGCGGATCGAGCCGCCATTCGCCGCTTGCAATGCGATCCTGGGCAGCGATCACATCCGCGATGGTGACGTCCTCATTCGGGTCCGGCCACTTCCATGTGGTGACGACACCCACCTCGTCCTGAGGGTCGTGGTCCGTTGCGTTGCCGAGAGGTACGGAAACGAGCTTGAACCACTTCGCGCCCTCAGCGGGCGGTGCAAGGTTCGCCTTCACATCATCGACGCGGACGTGCGAGCGGGGCTGCTCGACCTTGGCCTTTTCCGCATCGTCCTTCGACATTGTGTTGAGTGTCCGCGCCGATCTGACGGCCGCCAGGAGCGCGCTGGCACCTCTGGCATCGTCGGCTGTCACGTCCCCGCTCCCGCCTGCCGCCAGCTTGCGGGCATGGTGGACGAATTCGACAGCGCACCCGGTCTCGTCGGCGATCTGAGCCCAGCGCTTGCAGACTGCAGCGATCTGGCCGTTGTCGTTCTCCGCGACCTCGTGGCTGGAAACAAAGGGATCGATGATCACGACGTCGATTCCGTTCTCATGGATTGTCTGGATCAGCTCACGCTTGACCTCTTCGTTCGGGACGAAGCCTCGAGGCGAACCCTTCGCCATGCTGATTTCGGTCTCCCGGCCGCTGTCGATGAACAGCCGGCCTTCGATGTCGACGGGAGCGACCCTGTGGTGAATGCAGGCAGCCGCGATCCGGCGCTGCGTCTCGTCGATGGGGTCTTCGCCGTTCCAGTACCAAACCGTCAGGGGGCGAGATTGCAGGCCGAGGATCGGCTTGCCGCTGGCCATGGCGACGGCCTCAGTTAGCGCGAGCGCGGACTTGCCGACGCCGCCAGGGGCGATCGTGGCGGAGAGGTATTTGCGGACATAGTGGCGCCCGTAGAGGAACTGACGGGGCGGAATTTTCCAGGGCAGTTGCCATACGAATGGGGTCGCCAAGATAGGCTTGCGAACCGGCTGCTGCTGTTCGGCAGCGGCGAAGGCTCGATCGACGATGTCGGCGATCTCGTCGTCGACGTTCGGCGCCGCCTTTGCTTCGGCCTCGCGAATGATGCGGCGGATATCGTCGGGTAGGGGCTTGTCGGGGTCGATCAC